TTATGTTCCTCCTACAATTAAGCGTAAATAACAGCCTGAAGCGCAGGAGCAGCACAGCAGAGGTTCCCCTCTACAATGATCACAGTGAAGAACGCATCCTGGTCAACAGGACGTGCCATCTCTGGAGCAAGTGGCTTGAAATCTGCACCACGAACTACATCAAACGACCAATACTTGGTGTTGAGAAGTCGGCAACTGTTTGTCTCAAGTACAGAGGATCCGTATCCACCATCGAATACAAAATCACATCCGTCATACTGAAGTACTCTGAATCCAGCTACAGCTTTCTTTACAGGAAGCTGAATACGCTGAATTGCAGTCAAAGAACTATGAAGGTACTTCCAAGCAGTACGATCCATAAGTCCAAGGTCAGGCTGCTCATCACCACGAGTAATCTGGCTGATTGCATCGGTGATCTGCTCTTGTACGTTTGCCGCAGTCAACGTTACGTTTACTGCAAGGTTACGTGCAAAAGTGTTTGAAGTACGGTCAATCGTTCCATAAGTACCAGACGAAGGCGAAGTCGAAACTGCCTTCTTGATACCGTCAAACTCAAGTCCTCCGCTTCCTGTTCCATCGCCACGGAGCGAGGTAGAAACGGTATTCTTTAGTCGAGCGATTGCAGCCTTCATCTTCATTTCAGCAAGGTCAAGAAGCATAGCCTCGTCACGGTTAGCACGACGATCACGCCCTGAAATTGCTACAGGCTCATATACTTGCTTGATAGCGAATCGGAATGCAGTAGCATCATCGATTGAATCAAGATTAAAAGATGAAAATCCAGCGTAGAAGCCACCGACAGCCGAATCATTGTACATGACTGGCTTACGAAGCTCATATCCACCGGAGAATTTACGAATTAGACCCTGCTCATCAAGCGAAGCCAAAAGCGGATTATGATGAAGAATTTCATCTGCTATTGCATCGGACTGATCGAACAAGGTCGCTACTACTGCTTCCTCTAAATTTGCCATTTTAGTTATCCCTTATAAGTTTCGGGATAACCTCTATGGCCTAGTCTCCACCTGAGAGACGCCGACGCAGATTATCCCGTATGTCTTTTGTTTGTACCCTGGGAGTCCCTGAACCAGCGGAGCCAGATATTGACTTTGACGCAGCCTTGGCCTTTTGGACCGCTGCCTTTTGTTCTTGAATTATGGGCTTAGCAGTCATCTTAGAAACTAGACTGGAATAAGCCGCATTCCCGTTAATGACGTAGTTATAGGCAGTATCAAGGATTTCTTCTGGAGAGCTGTAGCGTCCAGTTCCCGTCAATGCCTGTACTACCGGAGCCATATCAGCCTCAATTTGAGCAGCTGTTTCTGGATCCCGAAATACGGGTTTACTATTCATGAAGGATTCTACGACCTTCTGATTGTAATACTCAACGGCTTTTTGCTCTTGCTGTTGCATCAACGCTTGCATTCGTTGCTCTGCAATCTGTTCGGCATCTGCCCGTGTGAGGTAGTTTTGAGGAGCTTGAGGGGTCTGTGATTGAAAGTTATTAAGTTCCTCTAAAGACAACCCATAAGACTCAAGCCATTCACGGGCAGTCTCTACAGGGTTATTCTGCATAGCTCGATCCCAAGCAATTGACCGCTTAGCTATGTCTCCAAGGCTAATACCTTGTTTTGCATAATCTTCTTCATATTGCTTAATGGTGTCGTATACTGATGATGTGTTTTTGCGTAACTCCTCAACTTCGGCCATTTTACGGCTGTAGTCAGACCGAGTTTCATACGCTCTTCGATTCAAATAGGATTGCAAAATATGGGCATTTTCAGCCGTTGGATTGAGGAATGCTTCCTTTTCCTCTTTACGCATATCTGCTGGTGGGAGCAGACCAGGCTTTACCTCTGTCTCAGCTGTATTTGGAACGCTGTCACTAACATTTTGATTTTCCTCTTGTGCTTCTGTTTCGGCTTCAATTTCGTTCTCGGCTTGTTTTGGTTGATCAAACTGCTGCTGCAATGCGTCACGAATACTCAGACGCTCTTGGGCGGATCGGTCTGATTGTACTTCTGTAGCTTCAATATCTTGTGTGTTATCGGCCATATCTTTCCCGTAAGTTACGCATCATTTTATCGACTAATTGCTTTTCAGACCGTTGCGTTTCCTTCTCAGGAACATATCCACGGTCGTAAGCATCGCCGACTTCTATAGCGCCAGCCGCACGATAAGCGGATCGGAGCTTTGATTTGCTGGTGTATATTTCTTTTGGATTAAGCGGATTTCGTGTCGGTGGCATCTCATCTTGAATGAAGAGATCCCGACAAAAGCGTTCTTTTTGAACTTCATCAATCGGAACAACTTTTTGCTGTATAGGACAGTATTGAAACAGTTTGTATTTGCTCATTAGTCATCCATCACCAGGGCTAACAACAGCAGCTTAATGCGCTTGGTGCGCTCTAAACCCTGTACCTCGTCTGGCTTTATGTTTTCATACAACTTTTCACGAAGAATTGCACCTAGCTTTATAACGTCCACCGTGGCCGGTATTACGACATCGGCCTGACGTGCCTTGAGTAATTGAGCGGCGATTTCTTCTTCGAGTAGTTCATCCTCGCGCTTTTTACGGCGCTTTCGGTAAACATCCAGAATATCACTTGTATCTGGTGTTACAACCTCACCGCCGTACTGCTTTGGGTTAAGTAGCAGTAACAGGCTCATGTGGCTTTTATGATGTAATTAACAACCAAGTAAGGAGAGTTTTGACTACCAGAAGTCATTGCAGCGTTACCATTAACGCCACCCGTTACAAGACCAATACGACCTGAAATACTTGGCGCTGTATAAGATCCAGCAGAAGTATCTCCTTTTGGAGCTGTAGTCGTAATTTGACCACCCCAAGCACTGTAGCCACTAGGAGAATTGCTAACTGCTAAATCAGCACCAGTTCCCATCCCGTGATAATGCGCAGGAACGCTGTGGGTATGGTCTATACTACCGCCTGTTCCAGCAAGAGTGTTGCCTGTCCCAGAAGCAGCTTTACCCATCGGAAACCGCTGTCTAAGGTCAGGAATATTAAAGGTTGTGCCGCTTGCCGATCCGTAAGTAGTGTTAATAACAGCAAACAGTTTTGGATAGTCAGCTCGGTTTAAGCTACTACCATCAGCAATTAACCAGCCAGCGGGAGCGGTATTGGTATACCAAATCATGCCAGCACCTACAGGTACATCTGATCCATAAACCGGCATTATGTGATCTCCGTAACCCGCATACTACCTGTCGGGCTTGCGTCCCATATAGCATCAATAGCCCCTGTATAAATTGGAATAGGAAGTTCCAATATCTGACCGGGCGATAGTTTATACGAAAAACTGGTTGTACTAGCAGTAGTCCCAAGTTTTACATAAGTGTTTTTGTCGGTGTCATTCACCATGATTGCCATGCGGCGATTTGCGTTACTCGCAAGAATACTTGTGCTTGTTGCCGCTGAAACTACACTTGTTACAGCACTTGTTGAATAATTCTTTAGCGCAACATCTGGCAACGTAAGAACATCCACATCACCTATATTATTTGTTCCGGCCGGTAACGCAGTAGAGATAGTAACTGCACCAGTGTTACACGCCGTAATTTTACCGTTTAAGGTTGAAAGCGTAGTTTCTGTTGCGGCACCCGTAGGTAAACTAATGGTTCCGCTAATATTGTTAATGTTCCAAGTGCCACTTTGAGTTGCAGCTACAGTGCCGTCAACTGTAAGTGATCCACCATTATCTGTAACAGGCACACCAGTTTGATCAGATGCAATGGCGACAGGCAAACTGTTAGCCATCGTGTTTTGACCAACAATATCGGCAATATCTCCAATAGATGTAATAAGTGATCCAGATGGATTTACCTTTACGTTGTAGTAAGTGCCACCGCCAGTACTTGACCGACCCGCAAGAACAGCACGAGTTAAATTAGCTAAGCTATAATCTGTGAGAGCTTCGTTTAACGGATTGTAATCGGAAGTAGTGCCAGCGGCCCAACATCCCGTATAAATCGAAATGTTTGCTGCTCCAGCCGAGTTTTTCTTTACCTCTAATTGCATTGGCAAAGATGGATTTTCAATACTGGGGTCTAGTTGGCTATTGGGTATGCGAATTGTGTGATAAACAATCCATTTAGCATCAGGACTAAAAACTTCGTATACAAACGATCCTGAACCTAGCCAAGCAAATCGAATGCGATAAAGATTTGAATACTCAAAATTTATGGCTTCAGGAATTCCATTTCTTGTAAACAAAGAACCCGCAGATCCGTCAAGTGGATCGCCATTCCAACTTGAACGATTGATTCGTGTGTCCACTCCACCATTGCGAAGGGTCAAGCCGAATAGAGTTCCTTCATAGCCAATAAATGTACCGTTATCAGTGTCATACAATCCAAGGCGTTGATAACTGTTTGCAATGCCAGTCGTAAAAGCAGCAGAGAACATTGTGTATTCTTCGTGCGCTGGCCGGTAGTTGCATTTTAAAACACTTAATCCTGTTACCCCACCATTAGTGTTAGTACCACTTTGGTAACGAGCATGGCCTCCTGTGATTGTCGCTGAACCACCAAAACTTGCGGTGTTAGTAATTACATTTGTATCAAACGCACTGTAAAAACTAATTTCAATTTCATTATTGCGTCTGCCTGTAACTCCTACGCCTAAAATGTCGGAGTTTGCTGTAATGTTGAAATACAACCCGCCTACTACTGCATTGTTAATGCTTTGTAGAGTTGTCTCCGTAGCAAAGTCTGGAACAGTTAGATCCTCTGCTCCAGCGCCACCGTAGTCTATTGCTACTACCTGAATCTGTTCGCCACCTTTATCAATGGTACGAACAGGAATGTCAGGATTGATACTGGTAGGACTGTTAGATACATCAACATTATTCGCCACGACTATCCTTCATCATCAATGTTGTTCAATTCAATCGAAGGATTACCTAACTCATCCATAGTCACTTTACCAACTCGCTTGCTTGGTTTTGGAATGATGTTATTGATAACAACTGGCTGCGATTCCTGTTTCATCGGATTTTGAAACGTCTGCATTGTCATTCGGACTCGCTCAAGCTGCTGTTCGTTTTGAAGTCTACGTTCTTCCATTAACTTCTCAGATTCAGCTAAACGCACTCGCATATTCTCTAACTCAAGTTTTTGAATCTCAAGTATCTGAGACATGCGATTGGTTTCTTGCTGAATCGCTTGCTTGTTTGCATCCGATTGCGACATGGCTTGTACTTTAAGCATATCAACTTGAACGGCATTCGATTTGATTTGCAATTCTTGTTGACCCAAACCAAGTTCTTGCTGCTTCACATACTCATTGAATTGCTGCGCTTGAATCTTCAATTGAGACTCAACCTGATCACGTTGCATCTTTAACTGAGATTCTTGATAACTGATCATGTTCTTGTCATGGGCATCAGTCATTTCCATTTGCGCAGCTTGCAGCCTAGCTTGTGCTTCAATTTGCGCAATTTGCATTCTGCCCTGTATCTCAATCGTCTTAGGGTCCGGTGGAGGCGGTTGCTTAGCTGCCTCCTCTCTAGCCGCAGAGATTTCACCAACTTGTTTAAGAGCTTTCGTAAATATGCCATCAAGCTCTTTGCCTCCCTTAAATCGTTTAATGACGTTTTGGAACAACTGAATAGAAAACTCTAGTAGAGGTGGGTACTGCTCAATCAGAGCTTTCATCTGATTGAAAAACTCGCCGCACGTAGACATAAGCTGTGCGCCTTCTGCCTGGTCTTGAGCTTGGTCAATAGCTACCATGCTGTCAGACGCAATCTGGATGCGGTAATTAAACTGATCGTCATCACGATACAGTGCCATGATTTGTTCTTCCATTGCCGCTACCATCATGTTTGGATCAATTGGTGGTGGTGGCAAAGGCTGCATTTCTGGCGGAAGATTTGGGTCCAGCGGAGGCGGTGGCGGTGTTGCTGGTACCAACGGTAGTAATACCTGTGGCGCATCAGCTACATTCATTATCTTGTTCTTTTCAAACATCGTAGTAACGATGACACCAAGATTTCCGATACCGTCAGAAATGAACTTAGTAAACATATTCTGACGAACGATAAGACCGAGCGAGGACCAAGCGTTTTCGAGTCTGTTTGCAGTTGCAGTTTTGTACTCGGCACTGGTGCCACGTAGTAGATCGGATACTTTAAGTGTTTCATAAAGCTGTGACAAAGCTGTTTGACGAGCGGCCTGTAATGTTCCAAGCGCCTCTACAAACGGTGCAATAGGCATAAACTCAATGCTGTTTTGCAATCCACCACGAGCCTTATAAGACGGCCAGTTAATCGTTGGCACCATCTTTAAGTCGCCAATCATTAGCTGTTCGATCTGGCTACCGATAGCGGAATCGTAAGTTGCGTTTGTTCTGATAGCCTGAGTAACCGCATGAATACGGGTAGTCATTCTCTCAATTTCAAGAATCTGGTCTTTAACGTGAGAATAGTCTGATACTGGAATAACTGAGTCTGGGTCTTGGCTTTGAGCAATAACAACACAAGGATAGAACTTCTCAAACTCTATAGGTGGCTCTGACTCCATAAGGAGCGACTTTTCGCCAGTCATTTGGATCCAGTAAACTTGCCCTGACTCGTAGCACCAAATCTCGTAAACCTCTGCCTTGCCCTCGTACTTTTCTCTGTCACGATTGAAGTCTTTCTTTATGGCCTCTGGGAAGCTGTCAAACTTTAGCTTGTTGCCTACATCTTCTCCAAAAAGCTCTACTGCTTGGCTACGATTTAGGTAAGCCCTACGTCCACGCCATTCTACTTCTGACTCGTTACGAGCATCAGAACAAATGTAGTCATTGTATTGAACCGTCTCTAAGATTGCTCGCTCATCCTCTTTAACCTCAACATCCATTGGAACGATTAAAGTATTACCAGGACCAGCGGTAAGGATATCAGTAGGACCTTCGTAGGTTTCATTGTCAGAATCAACTAGAGTGCCGTCTGGGTTTTGAAACAGTACCATTTCTTGCTTTTGCACTTCTGACTCAAAAGCATATCTTGCCCATAAAACAGCTTGGCCGGTAAGCAAAAATTGCAGAGCTGCCGTGTAACCAACCTGATCAAAGTTAAACTCCATATCCATCTGGTACTGGATGTTTCGCTCTAAGATAACAGCGGAAGCCTCATGCAAGGTACCGCCTGAGCGTTTGCGTAGTGTTACTTCAGCTTTGGGTGTGGAGGAGTAATAAGCTGGTAAAAGAGTGTTGACGCAGTACCACCACACGTTCAAACGACGCTCAGTATCACGCATGATACCAACATCTTTTTGAGCGTTATAAACACGGATAGACTCTTCAGCCGCAGTAATAAACGTCTTTCGGCGCTCTAAAGCGAGGTTAATCTGACTCTTCCAATAGGCACCGGAGAAACGCTTGATTACTGATTCATCACTCATATTTTTGGCCTACTGGCTTGTTGCCGCATTTGCGCAATATACGCTTGTAACTTGATAACACCTTTGTTGAAGACTTCCGCAGGTTGTTCCCATTTGCTGTCAACTAATCGTGCCTTGCACATATAGCGCAACGCATCCATGCAATGGTCATCTCCTGCACTGTCGGCATCCTCTGGCTTCCGTTTGTCGATTGCCAAAGCGGGAAGGGTCTGGATGAGATACGGACAAGTAGCAAAAATATACAGCAACGGTGGCTTATTAACCAACCTTTGTCTGATCTGTGACCAACCCGACAACCTATCATTGTCAGCCGCTCTAAACGGTGGGTGCTTATACTTTCCAAAAACCTGGGTAAGTTGGTCGTTAATGCTTGGTCCACCATCATGTTTGAAAATAGACGGGTCGGCGTAGCCTAGTGGATTTTCTCCGACGGAAAGAGAAGCAATTCTATTTGCCTGTTCAACGTTATCGACTCCTTTGCCCCACAATTCTCTATAAATAACGATGCTTCCTTTGGGGTACGGGACTTCGTTACCGGAATCATCCCTGCCAGAACTAACAGCACCCCATACAGCGGCAAAAGGACTACGAAAACCCCAATCGTAACCAAGATAGCGAGGCCAATGTTTAGGCACGTTAAAAGGACTAACGATATGCTTGCTACTGAACTCAGGAAAGTAACTACCTTCATGGATCTCAAAGTCTCCTTCTAGCCATGCTCTGACTAGCTCTGGCGAGCCAACCATATGCAATCGGTTAATGTACTCCGGGTCTTTAGCTAACAGTATTTGGTTATCGTGTACTCGGGACGGAATATAAATGTAATCAAAGCCAGCACCATTAGGCAGGTCTTTGCGTAAGAGCTTCATGCCTTTTGGCGATGGTCTAATAAACAGCTCTTTTAGCCATCCGTGACCTATACCGCCTGGGTTAAAGGTCAAAATAACTTGCCCACCACCCTTACCTCGTAATGCTCCGAATAGCTTCCAGATAGGTGCAGGGTCAGCGTAGTTACCTGCTTCCTCTACGGCACAATGACTAAGATTCTGCCCTTGATACTTTTCAGCATCAGAATCATCGGACAATGGCCTAAACCGTAACCTTCCACCATTAAGAAAGGTAAACTGTTTCTTTTGGTCCTGCCAGTGAGCTTTTAGTGGTAAGTATATCTGCTTTGCTCGCTCGATTAAGTCATCGGCCTGGGGTAACTCTTTGCGGAAGAATATAGCGTTAAAATCAACGCCAAACTGTTCCTGCACTATAGCGAACTTACCCAAAACCCCATCAGTCTTACCGCCACCACGGGCACCGCCGTAGCCTATAAGGGTGATAGGGCAATGTACTAATGCTTCTTGTGGTCCAGCTTGTGGAGCCCAAACTATGGTCTCATCAATGCGTCTATCCGCAAGATAATCATCCATGTTTTAGCTTTTGACAGTACGCCCAAAACTCTTCCCAAATAGCCGGGTTAGTCCGTGGGTCTATCTCTTCATCGCACTCTAAACACGTCTCAAATTCACCTGGCTCAATATCCTCATCGACTGCTGCCACGGCACCACACTCAGGGCACTTAAAGTATCTCTCGGTCTGCTGAATCATACCCACCTGTCAT